AAGCAGTATTAGTTACAGTTCCGTTTAGTAAACTCAGCTGCCGTTAATTTAGGGTCGGCAACTGCTGGTTTATCTCCAACTATATTTGGTACGTTATTTTTTCTTGTACCTGATGTATTTCCACTATTAATAGCCATAATTTAACCTATTGACAAATAATATATTATATTGATTTGTCATTTCTACTCCATACGTAAAGTGTTGATTAATTATAGTCTTAGAATGTTCCACCGTCAACTATAAAGCCTTCCAAAGCACTACTGTTTCCATAAAGAGCTCCAGATATTCCGACTCCACCAGTTACAACTAAAGTACCAGTTGTGTAAGACGAAGACGCTGTTGCTGCAGTAAATGTTGTAGCACCGTTTGAGGTTAAGGTAGTGAAACCACCTGTACCCTTAGTTGTTGCGCCTATATTAGAAGAATCAATTGTCTTATTTGTAAGACTTTCAGATCCAGCTAAAGTAGCAAGAGTTCCCGTTGTTGGAAGAGTTACGCCTGTAGTGCCAGTTGTAGTGAGCGTAGTAGCATGGGCGCCAGATGTAACAAGGTTACCACCAAGAGTAATGGTGCTAGCTCCATTGTTTACTCCGGTTCCACCATAAGTTGAGCCAATTACTGTGCCATTCCAAGTACCAGCTGCAATAGTTCCTACAGTTGTAATGCTATCATCGCCAGTGTATGTTCCACCAGCCACTGCAGCAAGCGTAGAGTTGTAAGCCTGTACATCAGTGCCAATTGCCAATCCAAGAGCCGTACGAGCGTCTCCAGCACTTGTAGAGCCGGTTCCACCGTTAGCTATGGCTATTGCCGTACCATTCCATACGCCAGTTGCTATTGTGCCAACCGAGGTAAGGCTTGATGCAGTTACTCCTGAACCAAGAGTCGTGCCATTAAGTACAGAAGTTCCTGCAATTAAGAATGACTTACCAGTTAGAAGGTTCATGTTTTCGGATGAAGTCCAAGCATCAGTTGCATCAATCCAGTTAAAGGTCTTGTCTGTTGCTCCCTTGAGCGTAAGACCGCCACCATCAGCACCTGCGTCTGTTGGAGTTGCTACTGAACCAAGCTCGATATTCTTATCGTCAACTGTGATGGTTGTTGAGTTAATTGTAGTTGTCGTACCATTAACTGTTAAGTCACCTGAAAGGGTAAGAGATGTACCAGTAGCAGCACCAATGTTTGGTGTTACAAGTGTTGGCGTATTAGCAAATACAAGTGCTCCAGTACCAGTTTCATCCGATATAATTCCAGCAAGTTCTGATGATGAAGTCGCTGCAAAAGCTGAAAGCTTATCTGCCGTAAGTGCTACAGTGCCAGTTGCATCTGGCAGAGTAATTGTTCTATCTGCGGTTGGATCTGTAACAGCAAGGGTTGTTTCATGATCATTAGCGGTTGCACCTTCAAAAACCATGCTTCCGCTATTAAGCGTAAGTCCTGCAAATGTTACGCTTGCAGACGTTGCTACATCTTGACCGATTGACAATGAGTGAGTTGTTCCCTCACCTGTTGTTGCTGCAGAAGAGGTAACGCCAGTTCCACCAGTTATTGTTGCTACATAGTTTCCTGAAGTATTTGTTCCAAGCGCAATTTCTATAGTAGTCGAAGCTGCTGCCGTCAAACGACCTTGGGCATCAACCGTAAAGGTTCCAACCGATGAAGCAGAACCATATGATCCACCAGTTACGGTTGTGTTATCGAGGTCCAAAGTAAGTGTGTCGGTTGCAGAAGCCGTCGATGTTAAGCCAGTGCCACCAATTATTCTAAAGGTATCTCCACCAGAAATTGTTAAGTCTGAACCACTATCTGCATCTACTGTAAATGAAGTAGATATAGAAGCAGTTCCAGCTGCGGTCAAACGACCTTGGGCGTCAACAGTAAAGGTTGGGATTGCACTAGCTGAACCATATGAGCCAGCTGTTACTGCTGTATTATCGAGATTAACTGTAACAGTATCTGTATTGGAAGCCACTGAACTTAAGCCAGTTCCACCAAGAACATTTAGAGTATCACCACTTGCAATGCTTTGAGTAGTTCCAGTGTCTCCAGCAAAACTTAATCCACCAAATACACTAACTCCACTTACTGCTGAATCTACATATGCAGTAGTTGCTACTGCTGTTGAGTTGTTGCCAGCCGTTTTTGTTGTTGCGGTTGCAGAAGAACCTAATTCTAAAGTTCCTGAGAAAGTTTTATTTCCAGAAATTGTTTGAGTAGTTCCAAGAGTGGTATAGGCTCCTGCTCCAGCTATAGCTGGAATGCTCGTTGCCGTGCCACCTGCACCGCCAGTTCCTTTACCATAATACAGAATATCATCAGCTTCGTTATAGGCAAGTTCGGCATTCTCTAGTGACGATGGCGCACCGGCTGCTCCTCCAGAAGCTCTTCTTTTAATTCTAATTGTATTTGGCATTTTAGAAATTTCCTCCGTCGGTTAAATTTATTTCTGCGTGATTGACCCATTCAGAGCCGTTATATCGCAAGACATTTCCTGTTGCAACAGATGTAATAGTAACGTCATTCAATCCGTTTAAAGCTTCTGAAGCAGCCATTCTATCTTTAATAGTTAAATGTGATCCAGCTGGATTTAGTCCTAAAACAGTTTGAACTGCTTCCATTGCATCATTTAAATTTGCGTGCTGCAAATGGTGTGGAACTGTTGCAGAATTTAAACTGTCGGTTGATGTTGGATTAATTAAAACATCTAAACTATTTGGATAATTTGTTGCCATTTCTAATTCTCCTATATAGAAAGTATTTTATTAATATCATTATTCCAGTTAAAAATAACAGTAACTACTTCTGAAGAACCAGAAAATGGTAAACCAGTTGAGCTGTCTATATAAAATAGTAGTCTGGAATTTCCATCATTAGACCCAACTTTATAAAAAATTATTGCATTAAATGCTGTATTTGCTGCAATTGTAGAAGTAAAATCTCCGGCATCTATAATGCCTAGGTTGTTTGTTATTCCAGTAATATTTTCTGTAGTATGGGCAATGCTGATAGATGGTATGTCGGATAAGAATTCATGAGAATTTTCATTTGGAATGTATGAACTTTTAATGAAGCTTACTCTAAATAAATCAGCACTAAAATTAAATTGACCATTTAGAATAGCTTGTTTTGCTTTTTTGTAAACAAAATTAGCCACTCTATATGCCTATATCTTTTGATAAAATTACTCTATATTTATATCCAGTTTCATAATATTCTTTTCCATCTACATTGAATACTGGAGTTGCATCAAATGATGGAAAGTCTATATATATCTCTGGCTTCCAAGAGTGCATTGAGACTTTTGCTTCAACATTTTCCCATCTTGATGGTGTTCTTTGTATTTTTTTCTTTTGAGCTTTAAAATATTTTGTATTTAAAAAGTTTGAAGCTGGCCTTGCGTTAAATTGAACAGTAACTCTGCCGTCACCATATTTTCTATCTATATAAAATGCTCCGTTTTCTGGATCAACAGAAACTATATAAAAATTAGGGTTCTTGGCTAAAATCTGAACAGTAGAAAATGCATCTGCTCTGACTGACTTATCTTCTATTAATATCTCTTCATACAAAGGCTCTTGAAAAGATGTAATAGTTGAAGGAGTAGCATCATCTGACTTTGTAAACTTTATTTGCTCTTCTGCAATGGTCTCATTTACTGCATCTAGTAAATTTGCTACTCTAACGACATATTCTTGACCAGACTGAAGTTGAACATCCCAGAATAGTCTTAGCGTTCTGGATATTTGATTATAGTCACTAATGGTATTTATGGGAGTAAATGGACTAGCAACAGGGACTGGAGTAGCAGCTGTTGTTTGAACAATAAAATTTGAATTTATTAATGAACTGATTTTAACAGTTCTTCCAAATTTGATAACTACTACTTCAGAATCAACACTAGCGCTCTCTATAAGATATAGGGCCACATTCTCTCCTTATTGACGTATACATAATTAGTAATACTTGTTTATAAAAAAAGATAAGGGGTGGAAGCTTTCGCAACCACCCCTTATCCCACGGACTGCCATGATTAGTGGCCATAACTATAATTGTCCTAAGGTTATTAAACTTCGTTAGTGAGCTGAACCTCGTAGTTACGAGCTAGGCTTACATTCTTAGCAACAGTAATACCTTCACCGTCACCAAGCATAACAATGTCATAACGCTCTTTCATCTTAAGCTGACGGATGTCACGGCTTGGATCATCAAACTGATCTGTTGTCATGTCATCTTTAACGAGGAGTGTACCAACCTCATTACGGTCAATCAAGAAAAGGTCTGACTTAGCTGCGGTTGCGCCACTCTTAGCTGTAAAGCTAACGAATGGTGAAACCAAAACATTAAGACCCATTGGAGCGGTTGCATTGAGTGCTGCATCCGGTGACTGAGGACGGTATCCCCAGCTTGTGCCAACAGCAGAAGCTGCGCCACCTGCATGGAAGATACTATCCTTAAGGAATACCGACCACATAAGTGGGTGAAGTATAAAGTCTGTTGGAATGTGCTTTTCAGCCATAAGAACAGCCGCCATGTCAACGATGTCATCCCAAGTAACTGTTCCATTGGCTGTGCCAGTGAAACCCTTACCAGTTGTGTCATCATAACCTGCATCATCGTTGTCAAAGACAATTGTTGCAGCATCTTTGAAGCGACTTAGTGCGATTTGTTCCTTGAGACGTGCCATAGCACGACCTGCTGCACGAACATGAAGACCAACAATGTCCCAAAGTGAGTCAGTGATGACTTCTTCGGTGAATGCTAACTTCACGCCCTTCTTTGAGACTTTACCCTCAATTTGCTTTGCAAAGGCGAGTGCCTGCTCTGGATACTCTTGTCCTTCTGGGATCTCAGCTGCTTGAATAGCATTAACGGCTGGGAATTCGAGGGAACGACCTTTGCCAAGGCGTACTGTTGAAAGCAAAGGAGTTACCAAAAGCTGTGGCTCAGCTGCTTCCTTTAGAGTACGAGAGATAATCTTGGGGAAAAGTATTGCTGCATCAGGTGATGCAAATGCTTCCCTTACGGTTACTCTATTGTTCTCATCGATATACCCATCCTCTGATAATGCTGCTTCCCATGCTGGGAGACCAGAAAGAAGTTCTTGGATTGTTTTACTCATCTTAGGATTTTCCTCCTGCTAGTATTATAAGGTTAGGTTGACGCGGAAAGCGCCAATGACGTTGTTGACATCCAGATTACTACGGATACCAAGTTTACCTGAGAAAGTGCCTGAACGGGTAAGTTCAAATACTGTCTTAAGTGCACCTGGATCTGAAGGAAGCTGCATGTAAGAAAGCAAACCATCATCAAAGTTGGTTGCAAACTGTTCTACTTCGACTACCTTACCAACCTGGAGGTAAGAATAGACATCGCTTCCGCTAAGGAAGTTGGCTGCAGCTGCCAACACTGGACGACCCATATGGTCAGAGCGAACAACACTACCGACTGTTACGGTGTTGTTAATTCCGGTTACCATTGGGTATTCAACATAACCATGGGTAATGAAGCCAGCGCCTTGTGAGGTGCCCTTATCAAAAGGACGGTACAGGTCATACTGTGCAACACCGATTGGAACCGATCTTGCCGCAACTGTAACTGTATCAGTTGCACCAGAGCTGTAAGCTGGAGTTGCTCCATCTAATGGATCCCAACTTGCAGGCATATTGTCACCATAGGCTTGGCTTGAACTGGTACCATTAGCTGGTACGATTCTTGCGTCACCATTTGCATCTGCTACGACAGAAAGGATAGTTCCTTTAGGGATTACTATCTCAAAACGGTCGTCTTCTGAGTCAAGATACCAAGTTGGTAGACCAGGATGTGGAAGGAGGTATGCTGCTGGAGCAATACCTTCTGAAACCACAAAGCGACCAGCACCGGTTTTAGTGCCTACTTTGCGAAATTTAGCTAAACTCATTTTTAATTATCTCCTTGTTTCTAAAGTTTACGACGGCCCATTAGGGCGTCTACAAATACTTGCTCAACTGATACTTCTTCTTTCGAAGAAGCAAAGTTTCCTTCTTCATCAACGGTTGTTACATTCTGTTCGTCAATAGCAACTGTTGATTCATTATTAAACTCTGGCACTCCAGTAGAACGAGTCTTGCGGACTGGCATCTTTACTAGATCTCTAAGCGAATCGGCCAAAGAAGAAGCTGTACGAGTCACATGTGACTCAATGAGCTCATCTCTCGATGTATCTTCTTCAACGCCTGCGCTAATCTTTGCATCAACAACTCTTTCTACAAGAATTCTATGAAGTGCTACTTTAAGCTTTGCATTCTCTTCTTCAAGAGCCTTAATCTTATTGAGATTGTCGCCTTCTTGCTCAGCGGGCTGCTCAGCCTTATCGCTGAGGTCTTCGACTTTCTCTTCTGGCTCTTGATCTTCTTCAGCCTTCTGTTCGTCAGCTGTATTTTCTTTTGAATCAGCAGATTCTTCGGAATCAACAGCAACTAAGGCTTGTTCTTCTGAATTATCTACTTCTTCTTGAGATTCTTTATTTTCTTCTTCAGCTGATACTGTAACTTCTTCTTCTGAAGTTTCTTCAGCTGGAACTTCTTCTTCCTTAACTTCTTCGTCTTTTTCAGACTTTGAAGAAGCAATTGCAGAAAGATCTTCGCTCAACTCTTCAGTTACAGCTAAGATATCTTTCTCTTGATTGCGAACATCCATGTTAGATTTCTCCTGTAGATCAGTTTCTTTGGCAGTTTCCTCATTAGATAGTAATGAAACTGTTGAATTATGCTCATTTTCGCTTTCCTGTATTGCCATAGCACTAAGGAAAGCTCCTTTTAAGTGAAGATATAAGGGCTTTGATTCTTTTTTATTCATTTTTTTGAAAATTGAATCATGCTCTTCTATTGAATAGATATCTTCTTCATTCATATGAAGCACAAAAGCAGAGCTCTTGGCGACCCAACCTTCTGATGAAGGTTTTGAATCTTTATCAGATATAGCAGAAGTTGATCTAACGCTAGACTTACCATCTGCTGGTTGATTTACAAATGAATACTCTTTAAAGGAAATGTCTTGCATATCAATGAATGCAAGTTTTCCTTTATAGACTTGGCCCCTCTTGTACTTAGGAAGCTTAGGCCTTCCGCCTTCACTTTCTGTGGCAAGGTCTTCTCCAGAAATTGAACAGACAGCTTTTCCTGCTCTTCCACCAACTGAACCAGTAAGGTATCTTTTATCTAGAACCTTCTGTGCAGCTACTGGATCAGTTATTGCAATTTGCAATCTAACGAACGGGCTTCCGTCAACTTCTTTGTCCATCTTGGCTGCCATAACTCTACCAATAGGCTCTGTGTTAAGATCATGGTTTAGAATGATAGGCTTAGGGTAAGGCTCGACCCATGACTGAAGAGCCTTCTCTAGTTCTGTAGATGAATAATTATTATAGTTAGCAGTAAGTCCGTTCGTGTATTGCTGCAACTTCTATAATTAAACCATAATTTGTATTAAAAGATTCAGAAAAATTATATTCTGCTTCACTAATATCCGGAAGTTGAATAGTAAAATTTTCTATGAACTCAAAAGCCATCGTATCTCCAAAAGAGTGACTGAATGTTAATCACTATAGTAAATTAATTTATCCTAGAATAAACATTCTTATATAAGAATATCATACTTTTGATAAACT